TTTTATTACAAACAACTACAAGTGCTGTTAATGAATTAGAAATTACTAACGCTGCGACAGGTAATGCGGTTCAAATCGCAACAACTGGTGGTGATACAAACATTGATTTAAAAATCAGTCCAAAAGGTTCTGGTGTTGTTGATGTTGATTCAAGTAGAATTACAAACGTAACTGATCCATCAGGTGCTCAGGACGCTGCTACAAAAGCATATGTTGATAGTGTTGCCAATGGTTTAGATGTAAAAGCTTCAGTTAGAGTTGCTACAACAGCCGCTCTTGCTACTTCTACATATGACAATGGCGCTGGAACAATTACTGCTGACGCTAATGGTGCTTTATCAGTTGATGGTGTTACAGTTTCAGTTGATGACAGAATTTTAGTTAAAAACCAAGCTAGTGCCGTTCAAAACGGTTTATATAAAGTAACTGCTACGGGTTCAGGTGCTGCTGCTTGGGTGTTGACAAGAACACCAGACGGTGATGAAGCTATTGAAATTACAGGTGGTGCTTTTGTATTCGTTGAAGAAGGTACTGCTAACGCTGATAACGGTTATGTATTTACACATAATGGTACTCCAACATTAGGATCAACTAATATTACAGTTGCTCAATTCTCTGGTGCTGGCCAAATTTCAGCTGGTGACGCTTTAACAAAAACTGGTAATACTTTAGATGTTGCCGTTGATGATACAACAATCGAAATATCAGGTGACGCTTTACAAGTTAAGGCTTCAGGAATTGGTACAAACCAACTTGCTGATACAGCCGTTACTGAAGGCAAAATTGCTAATAATGCCGTAACTGCTGGCAAATTAGCAACTACTTTAGATTTATCATCTAATACAATTACTTTACCAAGTTCGTTTACTACAAATAGTGGTACTCAAACTTTAACTAACAAAACAATAAGTGGTTCATCAAACACTTTATCGAATATAGGTAATTCTTCATTATCAAATAGTACAATTACTATAACAGGTAGTGACGCTTCTTCGGATGCTGTTGCTCTTGGTGAAACATTAACTATTGCTAACGGTGAAGGTATCGTCACAGCGATTGCCGCAAATACTTTGACAATTACTGGAGAAGATGCAACAACTTCAAATAAAGGTATTGCTTCGTTTAGTTCAAACAACTTTACAGTTACCTCGGGAGCTGTTACAGTTACAGCTATTGATGGTGGAACATTTTAATTAATTATTAATTTAGGAGATTAATAGTGGCTACAGTTATAAAATTAAAAAGAACGACAACAGCTTCGGCTGTGCCAACTACTAGTGATTTAGCAGATGGCGAAGTCGCAGTTAATATAACTGATAAAAAAGTTTTTATGAGAAGTGGTGATAGTATTGTTACTATCGCTAACTTTAATGAGGGTACAAGTGTTGATTTATCAGCGATAGACCAAGACATTTTACCTGACACAACTGAAGCTTATGATTTAGGTTCGACATCAAAAAGATTTCGTTCACTTTATTTAGCTGGTAACACGATTGATATTGGTGGTTCAACTATATCATCTGACGGAACAGGAACAATTTCAATTTCTGCTACAGGTGCTACATTACCACTAAACTCGAATGTTGAAGTTACCAATGGAGTAACAAAGACACTCGCTCTAGCAGGAGCTGATGGTTCGCCAGTTCAGGCCGTTCCATTTTTCTCTACTAGTGGGGGTCTAAATACTCAAAACACTAAATTGGATTTTAAAGCTGATCCTGATAAAACTGTGGCTTCATTTACTTTAGCAAATGGCACACAATTAGGTTCATCACAAGGAAACACTTTGTTCTTTTTTTAAGGAATTAATATGGCAGAAAAAACACCAATACGAGCAGTCTTTAATGAAAGTAACGTAGCAACAGGTCTTGCCGAATATCAATCAGGTGAATTTGTAGGTGTTGCTTACGGTGGTATTGGTACAAACTCATTAACACAAAATTCAGTATTATTAGGATCAGGTACAAGTGCTGTAAGAAGTTCAGCTATTCAAATAGAGGGTAGTGTAATATCTTCGTCTGATTCATCTATCATTCAAATTGCTGATGGTTTAACTATCACAGGTGATTTAACAGTTACAGGTACTACAACAACTGTAAATTCTACAACAATTAATATTACAAATTCATTTGTTTTTGAAGGCACAACAGCTGACGATTACGAATTAACATTATCAGCTGGCGATCCAACAGCAGATAGAACAGTAACATTACCAGACGCAACAACGACTTTAGTAGGTACAGATACAACTGATACATTAACAAATAAGACAATTAGTGGTGCTTCAAATACATTATCAGGTATAAGTGCTACTTCTATATCAGATGGTTCAATCTCAAACACAGAATTTGGTTATTTAAATGGGGTTTCATCTAATATTCAAACACAATTAGATAATAAAGCTTCTACTGCCTTTGCTATTGCTCAAGCTGTTGCTCTTGGATAACACACTACTTTTATTATAAATAGTAGTAAAACACTTATAAGGGTTAAGAATGGCAACACCATCAACAAGAGAAAATTTAAAACAATACGCTTTACGAGCATTAGGTAAGCCTGTTATTGAGATAAATGTAGATGACGACCAATTAGAAGATAGATTGGATGAGGCATTACAATACTATGCTCAATATCATTATGATGGTATTAGAAGAACATATCTAAAATATCAATATACTCAAGCCGATAAAGATAGAATTACATCTACAGTTTCCGAAACAGGTACAAAAAATTCTGTTTCTACTAATTGGGTAGAAGATAAGAATTATCTTATTGTTCCTGAAACAGTATTTTCAGTTATTAATATTTTTCCATTTTCAAACAAAGGTAATTTAAATTTATTTGATGTAAGATACCAATTAAGATTAAATGACCTTTATGATTTCTCATCAACATCTATCATCAATTACGATATTGTTTTAAGACACTTAGATTTCTTAGATCACATATTAGTTGGTGAAAAACCATTGAGATTTAATCAACACGATAATAGATTATACATTGATATGGATTGGTCTAACGATTTATCTGTTGGTGAATATCTTGTGATAGAGTGTTATAGAAAATTGGATCCTACAGAATTTACAGATGTCTATAACGATATTTGGTTAAAAAGATATACAACTGCTTTAATTAAAAAACAATGGGGAGCAAATCTAAGCAAATTTAACGGAGTTGCTATGGTTGGCGGAGTAACATTAAATGGCCAACAACTATATTCAGAAGCTTTAGCTGATATTGAAAAATTAGAAAGCGAAATGAGATCAAGCTTTGAGTTAAATCCTGCTATGATGATAGGATAATGCTATGGCAGTTAATCACTATTTTCAGTCAGGTAATGGGATCGGAAGTTCCTCTGAAAAAACTTTATACGAAGATTTAATCATTGAAGGCCTAAAGATTTACGGCTTTGATGTCTATTATTTACCACGAACATTAGTCAATAGAGATTTAATACTAGGCGAAGATGTCGCTAGTAAATTTAGTAGTGCATATCTTGTTGAAATGTATTTAGAAACTACTGAAGGATTTGGAACTAACGAGCTTGTTAGTAAATTTGGTTTAGAGATTAGAGATGATACTTCATTTATGATTGCTAAACGAAGATGGCAAGAGGCAGTTGATTCTAAACATACTTTAATTAAAGACGGCCGACCAAATGAAGGTGATATAATTTATGTGCCTTTAATGAATAGTTTTTTTGAAATTCAATTTGTTGAAGACCAAGAGCCATTCTTTCAATTATCAAATTTACCAGTTTACAAATTAAAAGCAACTCGTTGGGAATACAGTTCAGAAAGATTGGATACTGGCGTTACGGATATTGATAGTGCTGAAGATCAATACAGTTTAGATCAATTACAACATCAAGTATCACTAGAAGCTGGTACAAACGAAGACTCAAGTACAGGTGCTTTATTATTAGAAAATGATAGTGCTGATGGTGAGTCAAATTATTTCTTATTAGAAACATATGCTATACAAACACAATCGCCATATGCTGACAATATAGATTTAGATACAGCAGCTGGTTTTGATACGGCTTCAACAGCTGATGACATATTAGATTTTACCGAAAGAAATCCTTTTGGTGATATAGATTTTTAGGAGAATAAATGTTTGGATATTTTTATAACGAATCAATGAGAAGAATGACCATCGCTTTTGGTCAACTTTTTAATAACATACAGATTAAAAGAAAAGACTCATCTGGTACAGTTATACAATCTATAAGAGTTCCTTTGGCTTATGCTCCCAAAGAAAAGTTTTTAGCAAGA